CTTCCCTCCGCTCGGGTCATGTATATTCCATCTTAAAGAAGGCCATGGCTGCCACTCCACTCACGGGAGACGGATACATCATCAAGTTCGTTCCCACTCCGGATGTCTTTGCCCTTACTGGGTTATTCCGGAAGATGGTTTCCTCCACCATCGCCGTGGTCTTCTCTGACGATATAGCTATATCTGTGTTGTGTTCTGATGGCGTCTTGTATATTGAACTCGACCTCTCATCAGCGGACGCCTCACACTCGCATCATGTGTGGGAGTCGATGCGCCGCTGCGTCCCATGTGAGGTTAGTCAGGATTACGAGATGTCAGTCCAACAGGCCCTGCGGCCGTGTGTCGCTGGGTATGGGCCTACAGCACTGCGTTTCAGGCCGCTCGCCCCTGTTCTCTATTCGGGTCACACCGGGACGACAACTTTCAACAACCTTGCTTCTTTCTGTCTTTGTCATGTGCTCCTGCGCGACTTGCCCAAGAGCGTCGCCGCGTGTCGTAGCACGATAATGGACAGGCTGGAGACAGCGCCGTGGAAAGTCACTTGTGAGTTCCGAGATCATTTTGAGCAGTTGACGTTTTTGAAGCACTCACCCGTTTTAGGGGTGGACGGTGAGTGGCATGCAGTGCTGAACCAGGGAGTTATCCTTCGAGCTCTAGGGCAGAAGGACGGGGACCTCCCTGGTAGAGGAGAGTTGTGTAAAAGAGGGCACATATTCAACTCAGGTCTGGTGCAAGGGCTGAAGCATGCTGGTAATACCAGTCTGATGCGGCTCTTGCGCGCAAAGTTTCCTGCGGGAGACAACCCCGTAGTCTATCCCTCCTGGATCGTTGAGCATGCCTCCGGTTCCAGTGACATCGACATAGTCGACGAGTCTCTGATCAAGAGATACGATTTGTCTGTTGACCATTGGTTTGAGCTAATCGAGACCCTCAATGACGCCAGTCATGGGGACGTTGTAGACACTCACGCCTCTCGAGTCATCATGAAGGTGGACTATGGGTTTGACTTCCCGCAGTGAGACTCCCCGCTTCCCAAGGCTTGCCAAAACCGATGGGTCGTATTACCGCTTATAAGAATGGCATCGCCGAAGTGCCACGCAGGGACGCCTAGTTGCACCATCCGTGCCCTGACTAAGGGGGGTGGTGGCTACGGAACGTATGTGTGGTAACCGGCGGACCCGCGGAGGGTCAGGGCTGCCCGGTTTCCGGGCTGTTAGCCC